CAATTTTCTTATAAGTTTCAACAGCACTTTCAATTTCGGCAAATAATTTTTTCTCTACTTTCTTTTGCTTTAATATTAACTTGATATCATGTTTAGAAAAACCTAATATTTCTTCCATAGCCCAAGTATATGAAGCTGGGGCCGTTGCCTCGGCACTAAAAAATTCCTTAAATACCTCAAGTCTTGCCTTCATTGTTTCCAATTTTAACAATTCTTGTTGTGTAGATGGATTTGTTAATGTTAATTTAAAATTATCTATTCCATCAGTAAATCCCATGAAATAAAGATGAACATTTGCAATTCTTCTTAACTCAAGCAAAACAGCTTCTTGAATAGAATTAATTGTTCTTGAAAATCTTAAATCTGTTTGTGATAATGTACTTCCACCTGGAAGAGATTCTGCATAATTTAAATAAGTTTTTGGAACTTGAATTGCTGCAAATAGCTTATTCTGAAGATATTCAATATCTTGGATTTCCCCTAAATTGCTGTTTTTCAGGAAGTTACCTGCTTTGGTCGCAAATGTATGATAATTATGAAACAATTCATTTCCGTCTACTGTAATTGTACCTGTGTTTTGAATTTCTCCTATTTCTATGCTAACTATTTTGTGATTATATAATAATTTAGAAGTTTCTTTTTCATTTTCATTTTCATTAAGCTTATTAATATAATACCTCCAAGCCCTAACATTTTTATAACCTAATTCTTCGGCTGTTGATTTACACCATTCTCTATAATTAGAGAAACCACGACCTTTTAACATTTTTTCTAAATGATTGTGAGTAAATACTTCTAAATTTGTTAAAGAACTTCGAATGTCTTTATTGTTATTTCTAAACTCATTTAAAAAGTCTTCAGATTGATTTAATTCATTTAATACTAAATCTGCTCTACCAGTCTTTTTAAACATATCAAAAAACATATTATATAGAGTATCTGTAAAAGTAATAGTTTGTTTTTTTCTAAATACCTTTTCTCGATGTCCCTCTGTTTTCCATTGTTTTTTAGCTATTTCACTTTGTTTTTTCTTATATTCAGTAGTATTTTTAACAATTTTTAAAGATTTACTTGTTTTCTCATAGAAATCTTTTTTATAATCTTCATCTTTTAATAATTCTTGAAGTTTTTCGCTTGCCCCTTTTAAATTTTTAGTTGATTGTTCTGCTCTTTTTTCTTTTTCTTCCAAAGTTAAATTTGCAATATATCTATTAATACCACTTCTTATTTTTTCTTTATTTAATTCTGCTTTTTCTGGTGTTGACCATAACTCATATTTGTGATATCTGTAATGATCTTTAGAATTCATTAAAAATAAGTTGTTTGGCATATTATTAAAACGATTATTATCCATATGATGAACAGTGTTCATTTTTTCTTTTTCATAATCTCCTTCAAAGATATAATATTGCTCTTGATTCTTTTCTATCATAAATTCATTGACCATTCTGTGTGTAAAAATCCACTCTTGTTTTTCAGAATCCCATACGCGTTCATAAGATTTAGCATATTTTTTATTTAAAATCTTTTTTTCATCACTATAAAAAGGCATTATACTATCACCAACCTTTAAATTTTGAGCCTCTACAAACCCATCAGTTCTGTGAACCCATTTATGGTCAGGCGTTGTTACAAGCTCCTTGCCATTATCTAGCGTTATTTTTAATGTTTCTGCATTTTTTCTAGTTTCTCCAGCCTGTGAAATTATCCCAGGAACTATTTTACCAGTTTTAGGATCACAAGAATAAACCCAAAGATCTCTATTACCCTCGTCCCACTCAGATATAATTTCATTAAGCTCTAAAATTCTACCGTCTAATAAAGGTATTTTAGTATCTAAAGCAATGCAAGCCCCTGGCAAAGTTTCGATCTTAGATGATCTATCTCCTCTAATTGGAAGATAATAATCCTCTGTTACATTTTTAGGATCAAATTTATAATTCATATTACCAGTTCTTTGATCAACAATAGGTTGTTTTTTTAATGCATTTTGTACTTTCCCAACATATGTCTTAACATCAGCATCTGGCAAATTCCCTACTTCAATATAAAATATTCTACGTTCAGGGGCCCTTGTAATTCTATATACCAACATAGCATCTTCTGCTAACTGTAATTGTTTCCAAAGCTTTCTGGCTGAGTCCAACAAACTTCTCCCGTAGGGAAGTTTTTTTGTATCCTCTAATAATCTAAAATGAGCAATCTGCCACTCTTCAAAATAATCTCCCGTAGTTTCCCATCTAAACCTTACCGAGTCAGTTGTTCCGTCATATCCTTCTTCTCTATGAACTTCCTCAGCTGGCAAAGTTTGATAATCATAAATGCCACTTTCTTTGTCTATTGCAAAATAAACAAAATAATCTCCGTATTTAACTAAATCTCTTATCCATAATCTTAAGTTAAATTCTATTTGCAATACATTTTGAAATAAATCTTCTAATACATTTTTTAATCTTTCATTTTCAGAATAAATTTCTAATATTTTTCCTCGTTCCCCTCTAGTTAAACAATTATGAGAAATTACTCCTGTTCCATTTGATGTTAAGACTGCAAAATTATGATGTTCTCCAACATTAACCAAATCATATGTTCTATGCTTCCCATCATATTCTATTTTTTTTATTTTATGATTTGCTGTTTGTAATAAATTATTTAGATTTTTATATTTACTTCTTTTTAGCGCAGTTTTTACTGTGTTTATGGAAATATTTTCATCTTCACAAAAGTATTTTAAATTTTTATATTTTTTATTTATAAATTTTTGTTTTACATTCTCTAATAAAAATTCAGAAGAATTATATTGTTTAACAAATTCTTTCCATGTTTTAAATCCATTATTATTTAAACAAATTTTCATTTCAGTAAATGTCCAACCCAATTTCTCTGTGATTAAAGTCATTGATGGTTGTGTTTCAAGAATTATTTTTCCTAAATAATTTTCACAAGTTTTTTTTATCAAATTAATATCTAAACAATCAAAATCTTCTTTTTTTCGTATTTTTAATAACTTTATTAAATTTTTAACCCCAATATTTTTATATGATTTTGTTTTATTTAAAATTCTACGCTTTGTTTTTAATATTCTACAGGCATCGTAAATATCGAAAGAATCTTTAAAAGCATCTATTATTTCTTTTTCAGAAAATTCTCTATTAATATTTTTTAAAAATCTTCCATTTTTTCCACCCTCAATCTTATACCCATTATTATACATTGGATTTTTTTCTCCAGAATAACCAAACTTTTCATCTAATTCTTTTTGTGTAAAATTTTCAAACTTAGCCCTATGCCTTTCAGACATAGAACCTGTGCGTTCTCTCCTCCACTCATCATCTGACCAATACGGCCCATTCATTGAATTCGTTTCAGAAAAAACTTTTCTCATTTTTTCTGAATATTCCTTATCACTCTTCCATCTTTCAGAATTTAAACTTTGATGCAAAGCTTGATGTACTGTCCACTTCATAACTTCTAAATTATGTGGATCATTATTTCGTTTATCAAAATTTTTATGATGAACAACTCCTTTTTTATCTGGAAACAACTTTCTTTTTACCATTCTGTGAGTATATTCCCATTTTCCGTCTTCTAAAAGCATTTCGTAACCATTAATTTTATCATTTTTATCTGATGTTTTTATATAAAACGGTTCAATTGAAGTACCCTCTTTTAATTCGCAAGTTTTTAAATAGTCACCTGTTCCTTTTTTTAGCCATAAATGTTCTGATGTAGCTTCAACATATGAATCATCATCAAAAATTATTTTATAAACATCTTGTTCTCCTTTATATATTACTTTTTCACATAATGCTGGTTCATATTTTTTATTGATTGAATTATATGAATAAACCCAAAAACTTTTATAATCTTCTAAATATAATTCTTCTATGGTTTTCTTTTCTCCAGATAGTAAAGGCACTGATACTGAGTATTTTATGCATTCATCTCTGATTATGTTCATCGCCGCTGCAATCTCTGGAGTATTATCCATAGCTCTGAAATCTTGATATGCTGATATTCTATCAGTATCAAAATATACAGTTCGAGTATATAAATCGTGAGAAAGTCTATGAACCTGCCAATCCAGAAAATCTTGTTGCATTTGTTCTGCACCTTGACTTGGATCCAATTGAGGCATTGTTTGATAAGGTCCTTGTGGTACCGCAGAATCAGATTTTGAGGGAGCTCTTCTATTTCCCTTAACCGCATCTAAAACATTTGTAAATATTGTGGAATTTTTTGCCATTTTTTATTTTTTTATAAATATAATAAATTTTTATGAAAAAAACAACAGTTATCCATATAACCATGTCAAATCATTTGGATCTTCCTCTTCTTCGAAAGAATTTTCTGTGAAAAACATAATATCTGTTTGACCAGTGGAATTATTTGGTTCTACATTTGAATATTCTACATCTTTTCCTGAATATGATGAACTAGAGTGACTAATTGCTTCAATCATGCTTTTAAATAAATCTGCAGTTGCAACTGCATTTTCGTAATCAGTATCTCTGATAAATAATCCAATTCCCAATGCAAGAATTAAATCATCATTAAACCCTTTTTCAGCCTCAGGTTTATCTCCATTTTGTATAAAATTTCTAAACTCGGATAAAGTTCTTTCTCCATATAATTTTAAAGAACCATCCCTTAAATGCTTTCTAATATTATTAACAAGAAGTGGCCTAGTCTTTTTTGTTGTTTGAAATCCTGGAATATCTTGATTTTCTAAAATTTTATAATCATAAGGTCTTACAAAAATTTCTGAAACAGATTTACAAAAATGCATTCTTTCATAATTCATTTTTCTGTTTAAGTCAAGAGTTGTGGCCAATCCATTATTATTTGCCTCAATAGCCAAGTAAGCATAATTATAAACTCTTCCTACTATATTAATTAATGCTGCGAATAAATCAGGGGGTATCTTGTCCTGATATTCTCCCACGACTTCCAAATCGTCTATATCTATAATCTGTAAAGTAGAGTAATCGTCTCCGTCTCCGCGACTTACATCGCCTCCTATAACATACTTATGTCCAGGAATTGGCCTTTTAAATATTGTAAAAGCCGTTTCATAATCTACAAATTGTTTGCCTGGCTCAACCCTTACATCAAAATAAATCTTATTTTTTATTACGTCTAAATATTCTTCAGTATTTAATCTTTGTTCATATTTTCTTATTAAAGCATTTTCAAAAGCCAACCTCTTAGATCCCTCAAATGATAAATCTAATTCTTGTGCAATTTTTACATCATCATGATGAAGCATATCACACTGCTCCTCATACCAAGGACTCCAATAATATTTTTCTCCATCCTCTTTTGTTCTAACTTCTAAACCTATAGAACTGTATGGATTTTCTCTCCAATGAACAGTTGATGTATGAAAACGTGATTTTTCCCCTTTTTTTATTGCATCTACCCATGTTTTATGATATAAATTTCCTGTACCGCTAGGTGTGCTTATCATGATACATTTTCCACCAGTTTGAGAAAGTGCAACACCCGCAGCCATCCAAATAGCATCAATATCCTTGATAAATGCAGTTTCATCTAAAACTAACATAGTTGGAGAATCTCCTCTACCTGCATCAGGACTGCTAGCTTTAGCTTCTGCATAAGAATTGTTTGAGAATTTTATCTTCTTTTGATTTTCTACTTCTATGCTTTCTGGAAGTAACCACTCAGGAGTAAAATGAACAAATTGTTTTACAGATTCAAGGAATCTTATTGCACCAGCACCATCATTTGCAATAATAAGAACTTTTTGATCATGTTTAAAAATAATTGTCCAAGCAACATAAGCCGCTGTAATTACAGAAAGGCCTGTATTATGTGTCACCAATCCATTTATAAGGAAATTTTCATTTTTATTTACAGATATATCATAACATTTTTTTTCAATTGTTCTTTCTATTTTTTTAACAATAGGATTATTTTTTACATTATGTTTATAGTTATTGCATATTTCTTCGTGTTCTTTATTTGTTTTTTTATAAATCCCAATTTCTCTGACAAATTTTATTGCACTTTTAGAATGAGTTATTCTCAATTTAAAAAATTCATTTTTTTGCAATTTCATATTTTTAACTTCATAAATATTGCATTTTATTCCAAATTTTTTAAGAAGAAATTTTACTTGTTCTAAAAAAAGTTCACTTGGAGACGCTATTCCTAACTCTAATCTTTTGCTATTTTTGTCTTTATAAATACTTATCCACCCATCACCAGCAAACATTCTATTTATTAAAAGTGCAATTGATTTTTTATCCCAATCATTAACCTCTTCGGGCAACAATTTATCAATAGTTTTTTTATTAGCTATTGATTTACTTTCGCACCATTCCATTATAGGATTAATAGTATTAGATCCATGTGGTTGATGGGGGTAATAATCAAATCCTTTTAATTTTGGCGATTTTCTTATTGCTAGTGATGGAAATAATTCATTCACAGATTTTTCAAACTCTGTTAAATAATCTAAATTGTTATTTGTGAATTTTACTTGTGTATTAGTACAACCGTCTGTAATTAAATATGCTAATAACTTAACTTCATCTTCATTTACAACTATATTCCCAAAACCTACATTAACATCAATTATTTCATATCCTCTTTCTAAATCTTTAGCTTTAACCCACCCTTTATTTTTTACAAGAAAAGGATGATTTTCTCCAATTTCTACATTTCTAGTATCTTGTAACTTAAATTTAACACATTGTCTATCTCCACTACACCAAGCATCATAAACTTCATCTTTTTCTAGTTTATCAGTTTCTATATTATAAGAATATACTTCATCACCTACTTTAAAATCTTGAATAGTTTTTGGTCCATTTGGTGTATCTATGTAAGTGTTTTCTGGTAAACATTGACGAGATTTTAGAATAATATTATTCTGATATTTATCATATTTTTTAACACAACTTATTTGATAAGGAAATGGCTCCATTTCCGTGATCATCTGTTCTC